AATCCTGGTGATGATAAACTTGTAAAATACGAAGAAGCATTTAGTAAGTTAAAAAAGTCACTTAAAACACATATAACAAGAACCTACGGTAAATGAGTACTAGAAAGCCTACACCAAAAACTCAAAGAGAGATAAGTACTTCGTTAGTTGATCCTTTCGATACTGGTAGAGGTAACCCTAATAATGAAATACCTAGAGAGAAAAACAGAGCCAATCAAATATCAGAGAAAGGAGAGAAAGGTAAAACCTTAAGCGTAACTCTTCAAGATCACGACGAAGCACTACTTTACTATATTAACGAAGTATTAAAACCAGAAGTACTACAGAACGGAGAAATAACCCCTGTACCTGCAATGTTCTCATCCCCCGAAAAATGGAAATCTTACCAAAGAGATGGTTACTTACGAGACATAAAAGGAGCTATAATGGCACCCTTGATACTACTAAAAAGAGAATCTATCGTAAAAAACAGAATAACAAGTAAAATAGACGCTAACCTACCTCACAACTATATAGTATCAGGTAAAGCTTATTCTTCAAGAAATGCATATTCAAATTTTGATATACTAAATAACCGAGTACCGGAAAAAGAATATTACGCTGTAGTAGCTCCTGATTACCTTACCCTAAATTATAAAGTAATACTATACACCTACTATATAGAACATCAGAATAAAGTAGTTGAAGCAATACAATATGCTTCTGACTCTTATTGGGGAGATCCAGAAAAATTTAAGTTTCGAGCTAATATAAGCCAATTTGGGTTTCAAGCCGAATTAACTGCAGATAGCGAGAGGATTGTAAGAAGTACCTTCGACTTAAAACTAGATGGATACCTAGTACCGAAAACAAAACAGAATGACATAAATTCTATAAAGAAATTTAGCAAAGCAAGCAAATTGTCCTTCAACACAGAGACAACATCAAATATAAACAATATCTAAAGGTAATCTTTTTTACCTTAGAAATAAAACTTCGAAAAAAATCAATCTATTTATTATAAAATAGTACAACACAATGGCAGAAACTTTAATATCCGCAGGTGTCCTCGCAAGAGAGAACGACCAATCTTTTATTACCCAAGGCCCCGTAACGGTGGGAGCGGCAATAATAGGACCGACAGTCAAAGGACCTGTAGAGGTTCCAACAGTAGTTACATCTTACAGCCAGTACCAAAACGTATTTGGAACTACCCTAACTAGCGGTAGCGGTGTATATACATACTTTACTTCGATTGCAGCTTATAACTACTTCAATAACGGAGGAGAATCCCTCTTAGTAGCAAGAGTTAAATCCGGATCCTTTTCTTCAGCTAACGCAACAGTGTACGGAGAATCTAGTACCGCAGCAGTAACGTTCGAAACTTTAGCAGAAGGTACTTTAATGAACAGTTCTTCTAGCTTAAACTCAGACGGATCAATGGATAGCGGCTCTGTAGATAATGTAAGATGGGAAATAGTAAATAGAAATACCGGATCTGGTACATTCGATCTTCTAGTAAGAAGAGGTAACGATAATACAACTGAAAAAGTAGTATTAGAAACCTGGACTGACCTATCATTAGATCCACTATCTACAAATTACGTAGCAAAAAGAATTGGAGACCAATCATTTACATATGCTGCAGACGGTACAAGTTACTACCTACAGACTGTAGGTTCATATCCTGTAGCATCAAAATATTTAAGAGTAAGCACGGTAAACTCACCTACCCCTAATTACCTAGACAATACAGGAACTGCTAAGACAGCATTTACTGCCTCCATACCACTAGCTACAAGCGGTGGATTTGAAAATGCAACAGGGGGAGTAATGGCTGGAGCTAATTTCTACGATACGATAGATAGTTCAAATACACAAGGAGTAGTAGGAACAGATTATACAAACATGATTAATCTACTCTCCAATACTGATGACTATAAATTTAATATTTTATTAACACCAGGTTTATATAACGCAGATTATACATCTCAAGCAACAAGTATTATATCAAATACACAAAATAGAGGAGATAATCTCTACGTATTGGATTTAGTAAAATACGGACAAACAGTAACCGATGTAACTGGACAAGCAGCAAGTAGAAATACATCTTATGCAGCATCTTACTGGCCATGGGTACAAGTAATAGATCCTGATACAGGAACACAGGTATGGGTACCAGCTTCAACAGTAATGGGTGGAGTATTCGCATACAATGATGCAGTATCAGATCCCTGGTTCGCACCAGCAGGTATTAATAGAGGAGGACTAGGACAAGTAGTTAGACCGGAAAGAAAATTAGCTCAATCAACAAGAGATACATTATACACTAGTAAAGTAAATCCAATAGCTTCTTTCCCTGGAACAGGAGTTGTAGTATATGGACAGAAAACTCTACAGACTAAAGCAAGTGCTTTAGATAGAGTAAACGTTAGAAGGTTATTAATTGCGATGAAATCTTTCATCTCACAAATAGCAAATAATTTAGTATTCGAACAGAATTCTATAGCTACTAGAAATAACTTCCTCGCACAAGTTAATCCATATCTTGAAGGTATACAGCAGAGACAAGGTCTATATGCCTTTAAAGTAGTAATGGACGATACTAATAATACTGCCGACGTAATTGACAGAAACCAATTAATAGGTCAGATATACGTACAACCAACAAGAACAGCAGAATTTATCTACCTAGACTTTAATATTACTCCAACAGGAGCAGCTTTCCCAGCATAAGTAGAGGTAAATAAATGAGCGCATATTTAAATTCACCCGGAGTATCTTCTAGAGAAATAGATGCTTCCCAAGTAAAACAACAACCAGCAACGGTAGGAGCAGCAATAATAGGTCCTACCGTTAAAGGTCCTGTAAATATACCGACATTAGTAACGAGTTACTCCGAATATGTAAATACATTCGGAGATACTTTTATATTTGGAAGCGAGTTTGGAGAAAAAGCTACAACATACCTAACATCTATTTCTGCAGAAAACTATTTTAATCAAGGAGGTGAATCTTTATTGGTAACAAGAGTAGCATCCGGATCCTATACAGAAGCAACCTCTACACCCATACTTAATACAGCAGTACTAAGTACCTCAATAGAAGTTGGACTTAAGACAGATTTAACTTCCTCTATAACAACCTTCCCTACAGGAACAAGAGCTTTCAGCAGCTTTACCGTAAATCCTACAACAGACGGATCAGGTACAGGGTTAGAAATACAATATCAGACAGGGTTTACCATAGGAGGAACAGTCATATTCCCAGATGTAATAAACGTAACAAAACCAGGTACAGGCTACCAAGTAGGAGATACCTTAACAATACCGGGATCTCAATTAGGATTAAATTCTGATGGAAGATTAATTACCGGAGAAAATAACTTAAGTCAAAGTATTGAAGAAGCCTATGTTGATGGTATTTACAGATTCAACACCAAAGGAAGGACTTCACTAAGAGGATGGTCTGACCTGACTGGATCTTTCGGAACCGGTGAAGTTGAGTACGAAATAACATCTACAGGTGACTATACTGCTGTAGTTTCAAAATTAGAAATGGCAGCACCTAGACGTCCGAGAAAAGTTCATGACGATAATTTTGATATAAACGAAAAATACGCTATACCGTTCTATACAGGGAGAGCTTGGCGTTATATAACTTTTAGATTAAGCGGATCTAATTTTGAAGCACATACCCCACTTGTAATAACATTACAGGGTAAAGATATAGCTACCCGGACCGGAGATGTAGCTTTCGAATTAGCAACTCTATCTAAAGGAGAGTTAATGAATAGCGACAGTATAAGCACTGATACATTAGAAAACGGAACCATAGATAATATACGATGGGAGATCCCAACCGTAGACACTTCATCGGGAGAATTCAGCCTATTAATACGAAGAGGAGATGACTCTAACGCTAACAAAGTAGTACTTGAGACCTTTAATAGATTATCATTAGACCCCAATTCTGAATATTATATAAGTAAGGTAATCGGAGATCAAACACAGACAATAGCAACTGAAGGAACGGAAACATATTTAGAAACAACAGGAGCATATCCGAATAAATCTAAATACGTAAGAGTAAAATCTGTAGCCTACAAAACTCCTAATTATTTAGGAAACACCGGAACCCCATCCACAGCATATAAAGCATCCATACCGGTAATACAGAGTGGATCATTTGCAGGAGCTGAAGGAGCTGAATCTCCAAACGGTAATGCTACCTTTTATAAAGATATAAACACAGTAACTGGTTCCTTAGCTATATTAACATCCCAAGGTGTTCCTGCAGCAAGCTATGCTTCTGCAATAGCATTACTAGCTAATAAAGATGAGTATAGTTATAACGTAATATCAACACCTGGATTAACTTATGATAATTCAAACCATACTTCAACTCTAAATACATTAATAGAGAATACAGAAAGAAGAGGAGATGCAATAGCTGTAGTGGATGTTGTTAACTACGGATCTACAGTAGAGAATGTAAAAAATAAAGCATCAGCTTTAAACTCCTCTTATGCAGCAACATACTGGCCTTGGGTAGAAATACAAGATCCAAGCACAGGTTTAAGAGTAGAAGTACCACCTTCAACACTAATACCTGGAGTATATGCATATACGGATAGGGTATCTAAACCTTGGTTCGCACCTGCAGGAATTAAAAGAGGTATATTAGGAAACAACGCTATAGCAGAGAGAAAATTAGCTCAATCTACTAGAGATAACTTATATACTAGTAAGGTAAATCCTATAACATCTATAAACAGAATAGGATCTGTAGTATACGGACAGAAAACATTACAAACTAGAGCAAGTGCTTTAGATAGAGTAAATGTTAGAAGACTATTAATAGAGTTGAAAAGTTATCTTGGACAGGTAGCAGAAACCTTAGTATTCGAACAAAACAGTCTAGTTACTAGAAACAGCTTTATAAATAAAGTAACACCTTATTTAGAAAGTATTCAACAGAATCAAGGACTATACGCCTTTAAGGTAGTAATGGACGATACTAACAATACACCAGATGTAATCGATAGAAACGAACTAATAGGTCAGATATACATTCAACCCACTAAAACAGCAGAATTTATTTACCTAGACTTTAATATTACCCCAACAGGAGTAGCTTTTCCCGATTAAGAACATAATTAAAAGAGAAACTTAACTATTTATAATAAATTAAGACAACGACATGGCAATATTAACTCAAGACGAGATTTTCTTCACACAGTTTGAACCTAAAGTACA